GATGATTATGAGTACAGGCCCCGGGCCAGGGCAGCCGATGGCTTTTTCCCGTGGTTGGATGATGACGAACCCGAGATCACAAAAAAGGAGGCGTGACCATGGACAAGCCTGACAATCTGATGTTCGTAAGCAATCCAGCCGGCAGCAAGTACAGCGAGGATCTTGTCTTTGCGCCGTCGGATTTAAAGAGCGATAAAGTACTTGTTTCAGGAGTGATAACACGTGAAGACCAGTCTGAGCTCACCAAGTTGAGCAAGAAGGCTAAGATTGTGGACATTGACAAAAAGGAGGAGGAACAAAGAATGGCTGTTATCAAGGCTAAGCATGTGCAGGAAGTGTGCAAGCCAGACCTGCCAGACATACAAACCCAGGCGGCAGTGACGACAACACCTGAACCGGCGGACATCGATGCAATGATCGCCGAGATGGAGGCTGCCGCAAGGGATGCCCGTACGATACTCAAGCTGACCGAAGACCACAGGGATGCCGCAGTACAGGTAATCCGCACGCTAGGTGAGGAAAGAGCTGCAGAAATTGTGAAAGCTATCCATCAACAGTTAAAGCGTGAACTTGCGGCCATATGGCGGCGGGAGGAGATGTAGGTATGTGGTACTACATTTGCTTGGTGTTGGGGGCGGTTATTGGGTGGACGCTCTGCGCCATATGTACTGTGGCGAAGTGTGATGACTGCCGGGCGGGGAGGTAGAATATGCAACTTAAAATTACAATACCCGGTGAACTCCCGGACCTCAATCAAATCATCCGCATAGCCAAGAGCCACCCGATGGCTTACGCCAAAGCCAAGGGCGTGTATACGGAAGCTGTAGCATGGGAGTGTGCGGGATGCCCGAAAGGGCAGCTCACCATGCCGGTGGACGTTACCTGTACATGGATAACCAAAGACTTGCGCAAAGACCCCGACAACGTATCGGCCGGAGTAAAATTTATCCTAGACGGACTAGTGCAAGCTGGTATACTACCAGACGACAGGCGTAACCAGATAAACAGCATCAAACACGAGTTCGGGGTGGACAAGCATAACCCCCGGGTGGAGGTGGTTCTGTATGAAGCTGGAAAACGCCCACAAGATAAAGCACATCCTGAAGTTGGTTGACGGCAAGGGTGAGATAATTGCCCGGGTACGCTGCCCCTTCTGCCGGACGAAGAAGGCGCTACTGCTGATAGGCAGCACCGACAAGTACGAGTGCCAGGTGTGTATGCAGCATGGGAGGCTAGACGACGTGATTGTGTACTTCGAGGACGAGTTCGAGTGGAAGCATAGAGAAACCATGCGGTTAATGAGTGAGCGTAGCGCCGTTGAGTGGCGGAGGTGAAACTATGAACGCCAAGCAGTATTTGAGGCGAATTCGGTTTTTGGACAAAATGATAAGCGCTAAGTTGGAACAGATTGAAATACTCCATGCCCAGGCGACAAAAATAACCGTTGTCTTGAGCAATACCCCCAAAGTTGAATCGTCTGAAGAACAGGACAAGCTGGCCGCCACGGTTGCAAAGATAGTGGACCTAAAAAAGGCGTTGAGGGAGGAGCTCGATGAATATATAAGCCTCAAGGCTGAGGCCATAAGGCTCATTAACAGCATGCCGGACAGTAGACACCGCTTGGTGTTGATGCATCGCTATATAAACGGCCAGACCTGGGAACAGATCGCTGTGTGTATGCACTACACATACCAGTGGGTACACCGCCTGCATGGACAAGCCCTTATCGAGTTCGAGAAAGTGCTAAAAAGCGATAAGAGTTGATAGAAGTTTACTATTGACATGTGCTAAGGTGTAAGTGGAGGATTTTAAATAATACAATTCCTAACCCCGGTTGCCTCCGCCGGGGCGTTTCTGTTGGTTGCCTGCATAGCAGGAGGGGACTATACGCCAACATAGAGCCGGGGTGGGAGCAGGCGTATTAATTTACAAAGTGAGGTGGTGATGGTGGGTAAGAAGCAAAGAGGCGGAAGGCCAAGCAAATATGAAACGCACGTGCTGCCAAGACTCATTGAGATTGAGGGTTGGGCCAGAGATGGCCTTATTGATGAGCAAATTGCCAAGAATCTTGGTGTAGCCTTGTCCACCTTCATGACCTACAAGAAGAAGTATCCGGAATTATCAGATGCCCTAAAAAGGGGCAAGGAAGTTGTAGATCGGGAAGTGGAGAATGCCCTGCTACGGAACGCCTTGGGGTATGATTTTGTAGAAGAAGAAGTGGTAAAACTCAAACAGGTGTATTATGTGGATGGCAAGAGGTATGAGGATGAAAGGGTTGAGGTTGTCGAGTTGAGGAAGCATCGCACAGCAGATACCACAGCTCAAATCTTCTGGCTCAAAAACCGCAAGCCCAAGGAGTGGAGAGATAAGCAGGAGGTCGAGCATAGCGGCGATTTAGGAGTTGTCATCGTTGACGACATCCCCAAAGGTTAAACTTACTGAGCTAATTGCGCCAAGCTTCTATGAGTTACACCATGAGCTGAAAGAGAACCTCCATGAAGAAGTTTGGCTTAAAGGCGGTCGCGGCTCGACAAAGTCCACCTTTACCAGTGTCGAGATTCTCTTGGGCATGATTGAGGATCCGGAAGCAAACGCAGTTGTTACGAGGCGTTATCAAAACGAGCTTAGGGACACAGTATTCGGGCAGTTTGAATGGACGGCTGCCAAGATGGGTATTATGCACCTGCTCAAATTCCAGGTGTCTCCAATGCAGATCATCTTTGTTGAGACTGGTCAGAAGATAATATTTCGGGCAGCTGATAACCCTCAGAAGCTCAAGTCGATTAACCTGGGCAAAGGCTATGTAAAATACGCCTGGTTTGAGGAAGTTGACCAGTTTGCCAGCATGGACGAGATCAGAAACATTCTTCAGTCGCTTTTCCGCGGTGAAGATAAACGCAGGATAGCAATTTTTTCATTTAACCCGCCCAGGTCAGCTCGTTCGTGGGTGAATCAAGAGGTTAAGATTCCGAAACCCTGCAGACGAGTTCATCATAGCACATATCTAGACGTTCCCAAGGAGTGGCTGGGTGAGCGCTTCATCACCGAGGCCGAGCATCTTCGCCGGGTGAACGAAACAGCATACCGACATGAGTATCTAGGAGAAGAGGTTGGGACTGGCCTGGAGGTCTTTACAAACGTAGTGCTGCAGACCATACCAGACAGCCTAATCCAATCGTTTGATAACATTCGCCAAGGGCTTGACTTCGGCTATGCGGCAGACCCACTTTGCTTCATCCGGCTGCACTATGATAAGACCCGCAGGCGGATTTACTTGTTTCATGAGATTAGCGGTCTGAACCTGTTTAACCGCGAATTCGCTCAACGGGCCCGGGCTTTCAACGATGTTATGACCATTGCCGACAGTGCAGAACCGAAGAGCATTGATGAGCTTAGGACTGACTACGGCATGCGGATCAAAGGAGCCAAGAAGGGGCCCGGAAGCATTGAATTCGGTATCAAGTTCCTACAGGACTTGGAGCAGATTGTGATAGATCCATCCAGGTGCCCGCTGGCGGCCAGGGAGTTCATAAACTACTCCTTGGAGCGGGATGCGCAGGGCAATATCAAGAGCCGGTTCCCGGACAAGGACAACCATTCGATAGATGCCTGCCGATATGCGCTGAGTGAGGATATGCAGGGCAGTCGCAAGGTCAAAGCAGTACAAAGTTTGTATTAGGGGGTGGTTTTATGGCCGAAATCGAGAAGAAGGAAAAAACGACACTTAATGTATCGGTCAGCATTACAGACACTGATGTTTTTAAGCATGTACTCGCAATGGTTGGAGTTGTTTACCGTAACACGAAGGAACAGGCTTTGAAGAGGTATATCGAAGAGGAGTTGGAGCGAGCACTCAAAGGGGAATGGGACATCGAGGGTGTGCTTAATCCAAGGAGGTGATCCAACATCCCGCCAAGCTCTGGCGGTCTATAATCAGGAGGTGAGACATTGAACGCAGTACAGCAGGCACTTGTGCATCTGGTACGACTAAACGGGCAGGTTACAAGTCAGATCCTTAAGGACCTCATATCTGACCATGCACCCAGAGCCGCTAAGATGCGGGCTTTATACAAGCGTTACAAAGCCGAGCAGGACGGGGTGCCGATCTTTACCAGGCCTATGCCGGACGACAACAAAATCAATAACAAGCTAAACAACGACTTTTTCTCGGATATCGTTGACACCAAGGTTGGGTATTTTGCGGGCGAGCCAATCAGCTACAACCTAGACAAGGTAAGCTATCCCAGTGAGGGTGGGGAACTTAACGAAGCGGATTTCCAGGCTCACAATTCCGTCCTTGATAGGTTCAAGATTACAAACAACATCGAGGATTTGGATGCCGAAACAGCCAAGATGGCAGCTATTTGTGGGACTGCTGCCCGGCTCTGCTATATCGACGGTGAGGGCATGGAGCGGATATGCAATATACCGCCCTGGGAGGCCATATTTATCGGCGACCGTTCCACGGGTGAGGTCCAGTATGCGCTGCGCTACTACCCCATCACAATCAATGGCGAACAGACCACGCGAGTCGAATGGTATGACGACAAGATGGTCTATTTTTATGTCCTGCATGGTGATGAGTACGTGCCCGATGACACGGAAGAACCTAAAGAGCACATGTTCGACTTCGTTCCTCTAATCGAGTTCCCGAACAACGAAGAAAGGCTTGGAGACGCAGAAAAGGTGCTTAGTCTCATTGATGGTTACGACCGCACCATGTCAGACGTCAACAGCGAGATTGAGCAATTTAGGTTGGCGTACATGGTCTTTTACGGTGTCGAGATTGACCAGGAGACTATCGAGCGAGCCAAGCAAACCGGCGCCTTTGGCCTGCCGAACCATGACGGTAATGAGCGGGCTGAGTTCTTGACCAAGAACATGAACGATGTCATGATCGAGAACCACCTTAACCGGCTGGAAGAGAACATCATGCGGTTTGCCAAGTCGGTTAACTTTAGCGATGATAACTTTGCCGGGCAAGCCAGCGGCGTGGCTCTGAAGTTCAAAATGCTGGGTCTGGAATCCAAGTGTATCGTGGCTGAGCGCAAAATGACTGCCTCGCTGCGCCAAATGTTCAAGGTGGTTTGCTCCGCTTGGGCCAAGAAGGGTATCAACATCGATTACACCGATATCTGGTTCCAGTTCAAGCGCAACTTCCCGCTGGATATCATGTCCGAAGCGCAGGCAACAGCTCTGCTCCGTGGCCACGTGAGTGAGCAGACGAGACTGAGCCTGCTCTCGTTTATCGACGACCCAGAGTACGAGCTGGAGCTGATGCGCAAAGAGGCGGAGGAAGCCGTCAGGGTCAATCTGGATGCCTACCTAGAGGATGAGGACGATGAGTCTGAACCGGAAGCTTAAAGGCACAGAGAAGATCATCAACACCCTGGCGCTCAAGACCGAGCGGGAGATCATGAAAAATTACGCTCGACAGCTTCGAGGCATGAGGTCAAAACTAGCAGATATCTTCGATAAGTACTTTCGAGAGGGAAAACTGGACTACGCCGAGATCCAAAAGTACGGCCGGTTGAGCAAGTTGGAGCAAGAAATCATCCGAGATGTAATGAAACTCTATGACGATGATGGTAAGCTCCTGCGGGAAACACTGACGGAGGTTTACAACACCTCTTATTACCGAACAGC